ATTGTAGAAGGAAGTCGTCCTAATTCAAATAATGATGCTATCAGATTTAGATTGGCAAATCAGAATCACAAATATGGGCCATATAATAATCCTAGTCAGGTTTATAAACAGAATCCATATGATCCAGCATCAACTATCTCATCGACATACTCATCAACCACTACAATTCTAAACGTTGATACAGCTTCATTAGAGTTGCAGTCTGCTTCTGGTTTCTATGGATATATTACCACTGGTATGAAGTTGATTGGTCAGTCTAGTGGTGCTATCGCAACTGTAACTGCAATTAGATTAATTACAGATAAATCAGGAACACTCATTGGATCACTATTCTTACCTGATCCTACTGTTCCATCTGCACCTACATTTAGCACAGGTACTAAGACATTTACATTATCATCTAGTTCTGTCAACGCAACTATTTCAGGATTCACTGATAGTTCAGGTGAGGCAAACTTTACAGCTTCTGGTACATTACAGACTGTAGAGGCATCTACATTAAGAATGAGAAATGCTGATGTACAAAGAATACCTCAGTCTCAGGATAGAACTCTTACAGATACTGATACGAGATTAACAGTAGATCAAACATTTACAAATAGATCTACAACTCAAACAAGATGGGTTGACCCTCTTGCTCAATCATTTGAAGTTCCTGATATCAATGGAGTATTCCTTACTAAGTGTGATGTTTACTTCCAAGCAAAAGATACAAACCAATTACCAGTTACCTTACAGGTAAGAACATTGAAGATTGGTTTACCAACTCAAGAAATTTTGCCATTCGGTGAATGTATTCTTGACCCAGATGAAGTTGTTGTATCGGAAGATGGATCTGCAGCAACAACATTTACTTTCCCTGCACCTGTTTATTGTGAGGGTGGAGGAGAGTTTGCCTTAGTTCTTTTATCTGCATCTAACGAATACTTTGTTTACATCTCTAGGATGGGTGAGGAAGATATTACTACAGTAAATGCGGCAGATTCTGAGAAGATAATTGTATCTCAACAACCTTTACTTGGTTCACTATTCAAATCACAGAACGGTGCTACATGGGATCCTAGCCAGTTGGAAGACTTGAAGTTCAATATGTACAGAGCAAACTTCACACAGTCAGAAGGTAGAGTCAACTTCTATAATCCAGATCTTGATATTGGAAATAGACAGATTGTTTCTCTTGCACCTAACCCAATAGACATGCTTGCAAAGAGTGCTGTTATTGGATTAGGAAAGAGTTTGACATCAGCAGAACAAGCTGGATTGACAGAAGGAACTACAATATATCAACAAGCAAATCCAAACTTTAGTGCAAATCTAACTAAGGTTCTAGGTGCTATTGGTGTTGGTAGTGATCTAACAATTACAAGTGCTGGTAGTGGTTTTGCTGCTACATCTGTTGTTTATTCTGGTGTACCACTCGTATCACAATTTGGTAGAGGATCAGGTGCAACAGTCAATTTGACTGTTTCAAACAGAGTGGCTACCGCTGCAACTGTAGCGATAGGTGGAACTGGATATGCAGCTGGTGATGTATTGACTGTTGACGCATCTAACACAGGTGGATTTGGTAAGGATTTACTACTATCAATTCCAAATAATGTTGGTGTCATCAGTGCCTTCAATACTTTAGTTATTGATAATATTCAAGGCGTTCCTAAAGTTGATTCCTCATCTTCCATTGTATATGTCGGTGGAGGCGGAACAAGTGTTGTTAATGGTGGTGCTATTAACTTTATCAATAACATCGCTGATGGATTACATTTCCGTGTAAGACATTCTAATCATGGTATGTACTCTCAGTCAGATATGGTTACACTTTCTGGAGTTGAGTCCGATATCAAACCAGAGAAGATCACATCTACAATAGATTCATCCAGTACAGAAGATATTACAGTAACATCTATTGGAATCTTTACTTCTTTTGAAAATGTTGAAGTTAATAACTCCAATCCTGGCTATGTTAAGATTGGAAATGAAATTATCAAATACACTGGCGTAACAACTACAACTTCAACCTTGAACAACATTACCAGATCTATGGATGATACGAAGGCTGGTGATTACAATATTAACGACAAAGTATTCAAATATGAATTGAATGGCATGTCTCTTAGAAGAATTAATGCTTCACACAAATTCTTAGATAGTAATCTATCACAATACCCAATAGATGTTGACCATTACTGGGTTAAGGTTGGTGTATCAAGTCGTGGAGTAGATAGAGGAACTGGAAATGCAAGTGGATTCCCAGAAATATTCTTCAATGAAACTAAATCTGGTGGAAGTTACGATCAACAATATGTTCAAGTTGGTGTACCATATGGGCCAATGGCAACACAGAATATTCCATTCAATATTGTTAGACCTAACGTTGCTACCTTACTTCCAGAAGGAACACAGATAGGTGCAAGAATTAGGACATTTAGTGGTAATAGTCCAGATGGCAATTTGCAGGCATTTGTAGATCAAGGATATGAGGAAGTTTCTCTTAATAGTAACAACTATCTAAGCACTCCAAGAATCATTGCTTCTAAACAAAATGAGTTAGATAAGTTAGTTGACTTTGAAGGTAGAAAATCATTTACTCTTCAAACGTTCTTAAAGACTGAAGATTCTAAAGTAAGTCCTATGATTGATTTGGATAGAGTCAATATGATTACTGTCATGGATAGAATCAACTCTAAGATATCAGATTATGCAACAGATAGAAGAGTTAATTCTATTGACCAAGATCCTAGTGCTGCAGTTTACTTATCTAAAGTTGTTAGTCTTGAGAAAGCTGCTGATGGTTTGAAAGTCATGTTTGATGCTTACAGACACTCTACTAATGATATTAGAGTTATGTACAGAATATTCAGAATCGATGCTCCACCACAGTATCAATTGTTTGAACTATTCCCTGGCTTTGATAACCTAGATTCTGAGGGTAGAGTCATAGATCCAGCAAAGAATAATGGTAGACCAGACAGAAGAGTCCTATCATCTTCAACTGAAAGTGATTTTAAAGAGTATGAGTTTAACGCTTCTAATCTTCCACAGTTCAATGGATTCCAAATAAAAATTGTCATGTCAGGAACTAACTTTGCTTACGTTCCTAAGATTCGTGATCTAAGAGCTATTGCATCTATCTAATGAAAAAGGTTAAAGTAAAAGATAGTGGATCTCTTTACAGAGATGAGGAATCAGGAGCAATATTGAATTGTTCTGATTCTGAGTACAATAATTATCTAAAGTTGAAACAACAGAAGATGAATGAGCAAGAAGAAATGGATAAACTGAAAGATGATGTAGGTGAACTAAAAGATATGATGAAACTAATTTTAAGTAAATTAGATAAATAACTAAAACCCTCCTCTTGACAGATGACAGCAAGAAACATTAATTTAGTTTTAGATCAGGGTGTAGACTTTGAAGCAACTTTCACTGTCAGAAATGAAGATGCAAGTTCTTTAAATTTAACTGGCTACACTGGAGAAGCTAAGATAAGGAAACACCCTGCTGCCACGAAATACAATTCTTTTATCGTATCTTTCCCCAACAGAGTGAATGGACAGATAAAAGTTGCACTGGCTAGCACAACAACAGCTACCATAGAAGGTGGAAGGTATGTGTATGATCTAGTTTTGACTTCGCCTAATGCGTATAAAACTAGGCCTATACAGGGAAATGTATTAGTAATTCCAGGCGTAACGTAATGGCAGATTATCTAGTAACGTTAAACGAACCTGGCAAGTACAATGTCGGTGTAGACTATGAGATTCCCTCAAAGTCGATCCAGTATGGTAATATCATAATTGGAAAAAGTCCAGCACAAGATGGTACTGAGACTACGTTTTCATTAACTGATCAGGGAGCTCCCTATACTCCTAATAATAATCAACAACTTATTGTCACTAAAAATGGTCTATTCTTAGATCCATCGAATGATTATAATATTTCTGGTGATCAAGTTGTTTTTACAACTCCCCCAGCAATAAGTGATGACATAGTGATTATTGCTCTTGCTGCGGCTGCAGATTTAACAAGAACAGTCAATTACGTTATAGATAGTGGTAGTCTTCCAATGCAACTTGGCGACAAAGGTAAATTGACTATTGATGTTACTGGAGTCATTGAAAATATTAGAGTTTTAGCAGATCAAACAGGTGATATAGTTCTTGATATTGGTAAGGCTTCATTTGCAGATTACCCTGCATTTAACAGCATAACTGCTGGGCAGAGAGTTCAACTAACGAATTCTAATAAATACTTTGATGATGTCCTAAATAATTGGACAACAACGATTACAGCTGGAGATATTCTCCGATTTGATGTAATCAGTGTGAATAATATTAGAAGGTTACTAATCTCTCTAAAATTAAAATTATAAATAACAATAGTTCTTAGTTCAACTAGACCCCTAGAGGTAGTTTTTCAATGGCATTACTCGTTCCTAATATTGGTGAAATTGAGTCGCTACGTTATCTGATTGCTCAGAATAACTTTGTCGCAGATTTAGAAGATACATCACCGCGAAATCTTGTATTAAAACTTTTTACAAGTAACACAACTCCTGCCGAGGGGGATGTTCCGTCTGCAACAGCATACTTTGAACCATATATTGACGGAAACGTTAATGGTTACGGTACTACTGCAAACACTGGTTATCCTGTTTGTGTAAACAACAGATCTGACCAAGACTATAACCAGCAGTATGGTATTCTGTTAAACGGATCTAGATGGGTGATTAAGAACGTTGGATCTGGAACAACTGCTACATACCCAGAACAGACTTTTACTTTCACTGGCCCTGCTGGAAACATCTACGGTTACTATGTAACTCGTGCAAATAACATGCCTGTTGCGGTACAGGGTGTTGTACATGGTGCAAGTGTTGGTATTGGAACCACAGTTACTAAAGGTAATAATACTGACCCAACTATCGGTATTGTTGGTAACTCTTACCTCACAATTGACCCACAAGTTAGTATCGATGATCTAACTCTTGGACAATTCGTTGCTGGTAACGCTGGTGTTGCAACTGGAACGAGAATTATCGGTATTGACAGAAGTTATCGAACAATTTATCTCGACAAACCTCTAGTTGATAACATACAGGTTGCGACTGACCCATCAGTTACATTCAGTTTCGGTAAGATCTCTATTACTAACCACGGACTTAAGGCTGGAGACATCCTTTACATCAACGCTGGTACTGGTAACACAACTCTCGAATCTAATGTTTACACTGTATTTGACGTACCAAACGCAGATGAGTTTACAACAACTCCATCTATGACTGCTACATCAAATGGTAATCTTGGACTTAACACTGCGACTCTTTACAGTTCTATCATGTACGCTGAAAGATTCACAAACGGCCCATACAACATTCAGAACAACGGAGACCAAATCAAGATTACTCTAAACGTCGCACTCGACTAATAGAAACACTAAATATCAATATGTGGACTCTGCTTTATAACTAAGGCAGGGTCTTTTTATTCGGGGATCTCCTTGACCGTATACACCTATGACAATACGAAGATAGATGTATTCACTACATTTAACGGTGGAGATATCACCGTGGGATCTAGTGAGAATATTGACTATGGCGATATAGTAGACAATGTTCAACCCGAAAGAGACGAGAATTTTTTCTTTATAAACGATCACGGACTCATCACCGATACAGCAGATGTTTTACCGTTTGGTCCAATAAATGTAGTAGATGGAAGAGATGCACTAGGTAGATCTAGATCTCAGTGGATTCCAGAGAACGCAAATACTGTACTATTTGATGTAAATGATTCTGCCCTAGAGAAAGCAGTAACACCTTGGGTTGGTTCTGGTACAATTCACGAGATTGGTTCTGGTCTTGAAAGGATTGTCATACCAGATCTCGGAGCGGCAGGGCCTGTCATCTTTATCCCATCTGGGACCGCAGAAGAATCTATATCCAAAGGAAATTATGATGGTGCTGGTGCGATTGCCAAGTCTGGCTTATCAGTAACCGATCTAGACCAAGTTTATCCTTATGATGGTAGTGGTACATTAAATGTAAGTGGTACAACTACAACACCATATGATGAGGCATATCTCCCTATAATTAAGAACGCCTTTAGAGCTAAGGGTGGAGATAACAGACTATTTGATGTTGAGAAAGTTATATACAACTACGCCAGAAGTGTATCTGACGTATTCGAGAAAGAAGATAACGGTACAATTACAGTTAGGGAAGGAGCATCCTTCGATAATCTCAATGTCACATTTGACGAGACTATCACAGATGTTCTTGGCAAAGAGAGATCATTCTCTGATGAAGATCAGGTAGAATTTGAAAGTTACGGAAATATATTAGACACACCTACATCTGCTGAAGATTACGGTGTAATAGAGCAACAACTACAAGGCGGAATATTCCTTGACGAGTATCAGGCAACAAATGTTGGTGTCAGAGATGCCATCGTCAGAGGATACGAAGGTTTTGGTACATTCAAGAAAGAAGGTGCTGCAGAAGAAGATCGTTTCTTTGCATTTGCTGGATCTGGTACACTCAACGTATCTGGAGAGAACTTCTTCAGTCAGGCTCCACAAAGCACAATCTTTGGTGTCGGTGATAAGATTACTGCATCTGGTAGTGCAGACGAGGCGTTTGTCCCTGCAACTGTTGACAACACTGTCCTCTTTGATATCTCTGGAACTGGTGCAGATAGCACGGCCATACTTTCTGATGCTAAGAAAGTTACTGTCAGACTTACTGGTTCAGTATCTGATATCAAACTTGTTAAACAAGGTGATGAACAGACAGTCACTCTACATCTCAGTGGCGCTGCAACAGATATCGCACTTGTCAAAGATTACGAAAATACAAATCTCTTCGATATTACTGGAGAGATGCGACAGGACATTCCTGTTTATACTCCATCTTGGATATCACCAAAAGGAGATCAATCAACAGAAGAATACGATTGGGGTCTTATTACTGCCACTCCAACTCAACCTTCAGAAGATTGGGGACCAATCAATACAAACGACGAGACAATACCGAAGGAAGCAGAGAACTGGGGATTCTTACTTCCAGCATTCAACTACGTTCAACTTGGCGGAGAACACTATCCAAACATCGATTCTCTGTCGAAGGGAGATACATCACTTACCAGACAGACTGTTGGATTTACAGGAACAGCAACGTTCCTACTTTCAGAAGATCTCAGTATTGCGTCTGCAATTTCTTACGAGTCTTCTGGTATCACTGGTATTGCCACATTCAAGGCTGGTATCAATATCAGCGGTGCAAACTGGTTCAGTCAGGCTCCACAACACACAGTCTTCGGTGAGGAAGGTCAACTTACGCTCAGTGGTACTGGTGGTGAGTCTATTACACCAGCTACCGAAATTGGATCTGGTTCACTCTTTACTATTGGTGGTGCAGTCGAATCCAGTACAAAGGCATACCTACAAGGAGATTACTCATATCTTGGTGGTACTGCTGGTCAAGTATTTTCACCACATATCACCGCTGTTGGTGTTGCCACACTCAGTCAAGGTAGAGAGCCAGGTCAGACATACTCTAGAATTATTCAACTTCCACCTGATGAGTTTGGTGGAACTATCTCTGTTGTTGGATTTGCAACTGGTGAGAAGAATACAGACTCCTATAATGAGTCCTCTATATTCTACGGATCAGAAAACGAGGACTACGGTACTATTGTCACCGATCCAAGTTACGGATTTGGACTCAACGTACTTGGACAGGCTTCTGGTACTCAGACATATGATGATGAGAAGAACAGATACTCACAAGATATTGTCTTTAGTTCTGGTGGACTCACATTTGACCAAGGAACTGGTGGTGTTGAGATATTACCTTCCTTTGATAAGACTAATCAGTACGATATTGACTTTGCTTCTAATCATGTATCTCAGGATTATGGTGTACTCGGTGTCAGTTCTGTTGGTGGGCCTAAGTACGATCAATTCTTATATCCACATTACACTGGATTCGTCGATCAGGAAATCGAGAAGGGTTACGAGGATCATGGATTTATCAACGAGACTGCTCCATCTCAATCCAGATTCCCATATGGATCTCTCGAATTCAAGAAAGATCTCGATGCGAAGAAAGTACAGTACATCCCATCATGGCCTGGTTCTGGTACGATCTTTGTCAGTGGTATCGGTGGAGAGAGCGTTGCAGTTGCAAGTAGTACAACATCTCTATTCGACTTCGTTAGTGGTGCTGAAGAGAGGTACATTGCTCAGACTCCAGAAGGAACAGTTCTATTCGATATCTCTGGTATTGGATCAGAGAGAAAAGCAAACGCATT